ACTGATGGCAACGTAATGGCAAAAAAGAAAAAAGCTAAGAAAAAAGATAAGAAGAAGAAAAAAAATAAAAAAAAGAGAAAATAGTGAGTTGGTGGAATAAGAAGAGCCAACCGGTTAAAGAAATAAAGATTAAGCCTACGTTAGGTCATAAACTAACTAAGGAATATAAAAAGAAACTAAAGATAAAAAGAAGAGGTAAATAAATGGTTTTAGACCCATTACAGGTTTTACACAGATTACAGAAAGGACTTCAAACACGCATTCAAGCCCTCGCAATTAATGTGACGTCCGGAGGGGTTGACAATATGGAATCATATAAGTATATTGTTGGACAAATACATGCACTGGAATCAGTGCGACAGGAAATCTCTAACCTGCTAAATGAGAAGGAGCAAAATGACAACAAAGGAACAATCGTCGATATCGGCACAAGAAGTCCCAAAAGTTAAATTAGCCCTAGAAGAAAAATATAAAGCAGAACCTAAAAAAGAGATTCCAACGGAAGCGGCTCAATTACCGCAACCGACAGGATGGAGAATTTTAGTTTTACCTTTCAAAATGAAAGAGAAAACTGAAGGTGGAGTGTTATTAGGTCAAGAAACTTTAGAGCGTCAACAAGTGGCATCTCAATGTGGGAATGTACTTGCTATGGGCTCTGAGTGCTATCGGGATAAACAACGTTATCCTACGGGTCCTTGGTGCAAGGTCGGTGACTGGGTAGTCTTTGCCCGTTATGCAGGCTCAAGGATTGAGATAGAAGGTGGGGAAGTAAGACTCCTCAACGAAGACGAAGTCTTAGCAACAATACAAGATCCTAAAAGCATCTTGCATAAATATTAACATAGGAGGAAACTATGCCTGAATCAACAGAAGAAAAAAAAGAAGAAAAAAAAGGACCGATGGTCGATTTAGATACATCGGGACCTGGGGCTGATGTAGAATTACCCGAGGAAAAAGTCAACGAGTCAGAAGTGGAGGTCAAAGATGACAAAGAGACAGAACAAAAACCTACTGAAGACAGTGCTAAGTCCGATGACGCACCTGCGGAATCTGATCAGCAGCCTGATGTTCAAACTAGCAAACCACAAGAAGATCAAAAGCTAGAAGAATACAGCAAAGGAGTACAAGGCCGAATCTCGAAACTGACACGCAGAATGCGTGAATCAGAACGTAGAGAAAAGGCAGCGTTAGAATATGCCCACGCGGTAGAATCTAACCGACAGGCGATGGAATCCAAATTCAAAAAAGTGGATAAGGATTATGTCACCAAACTTGAGAGTAGCGTTAATAGCGGATTGGAAGCTGCCCAAAAAGAACTGGGAGCAGCCATTGAAGCTGGAGACGCCAAAGCTCAAGTCGAGGCAAACAAAAGAATAGCAACGCTTTCTTTTGATCATGCCAAACTTTTAGCCACTAAGGCAGGAAAAGAGGAAGAAACTGTAGCGGAACCTAGACTTTCGCACGGTGGGTATTTGCCACAACAAACACCCCAAAGGCTTCCTGATCCTGATCCTAAGGCTGAAACATGGGCTGGCCAAAACAGATGGTTCGGGCACGACCGAGCAATGACGTTTACAGCCTTTGAAATCCATAAGGATCTTGTCGACAAAGAAGGATTTGATCCTAAGACGAATGATTACTATGCGGAAATAGACAAAAGAATAAGAGTTGACTTTCCCCATAAATTTGATAAGAGTGAAACTAGAAAAACGTCCGAACCCGTTCAGACGGTTGCTTCTGCGACAAGAAGCGTGAAACCAGGACGCCAAACTGTAAGACTCACACCTTCACAGGTAGCAATTGCTAAAAAATTAGGTGTGCCACTCGAAGAATATGCAAAACAACTAAAACTCACGAAGGAGGCATAAGCATATGGTAAAAGAAACAAAAACAACTTCTCGTGCGAGTCAAACTAGGTCTAAAACTGAAAGACCTAAAAAGTGGACTCCTCCAACATCTCTAGATGCTCCCAAGCCGCCTGCAGGATTCAGGCACAGATGGATCAGGTCTGAGATTGTCGGTTTCGACGATACCAAGAACGTCATGGGTCAATTAAGATCCGGATGGGAATTGGTTAGAGCCGATGAATATCAAGATCAAGACTATCCCGTTGTAAAAGACGGAAAATACTCTGGGATTATTGGGGTTGGTGGCCTATTGCTGGCTAGGATACCCGAAGAGATCGCGAAGCAACGTGACGAATACTTCAAAAAACAAACTGAAGCGCGTGACGAAGCTATAGACTCCGATCTAATGAAGGAACAGCATCCAAGTATGCCGATCAATATTGATCGACAGACGAGCGTAACCTTCGGTGGTACAAAGAAAAGTTAATTTTTTAACAATTCTCTCATCACTGAATTTTTATTAACCGTTTACAGGTAAAACTGTAAACATACGGAGTAACAACTATGGCAAATGCTAATACAGCTGGTTTTGGTTTGATTCCTCAAGGTACCGTTGGAAGCAACGTTGCTAATCAAGGACAAAGCAAATACTACATGGTAGCCGCGTATGATACTGATCTATTCCAAGGAAGTGTTGTTCAACACAAAGTTGGATATGTCAAAACTGCGCAAGCTGCTATCACCGATAAAAGTTTGGGTGTGCTGAATGGTATCTTTTATAACGCGTCGACAACTTTAAAACCGACGTGGGCTAACTGGTACAATCAACCGATTACTCCAGCCAACAGTGAAAACTTAACGGCGTTCGTGATTGACAATCCACTTCAACTCTATCTTGCGTCTACAGACGCAGCAATCGCACAAACAGGGTATGGTAAAACATACGGTGTAACTGTGACTGCAGCAGGTAGTGAACTAAGTGGACAATCAAGTTCAACGTTAACGGGTGGAACTGTAAGTAGTACAGCAAATCAGTGGAGATTGATAAGAACTGCTGAGGACTCATCAAATAACGATATAACTGCAGCTTATTGCAGCGTTATTGTGACTCAGAATCTTAACCAATACTTAACTAATGCTGTCACTTGGCAATAATAGGAGCATATAGAACATGGCGATATCACGATCACAGCTAGTCAAAGAACTAGAGCCAGGCCTAAATGCACTATTTGGGCTGGAATACAGACGATATGATCAGGAACATAAAGAAATTTATGCAACTGAATCATCTGACAGAGCTTTCGAAGAGGAAGTTATGTTATCGGGATTTGCAAACGCAGATGTTAAACCTGAAGGTCAAGGCGTAGCGTACGACGAAGCGCAAGAAACCTTCACTGCCCGTTACACTATGGAAACTGTAGCCTTAGCTTTCGCTATTACAGAAGAAGCCATGGAGGACAACCTCTATGACAGACTTTCTTCTCGTTATACAAAAGCTTTGGCAAGATCTATGGCAAATGCTAAACAAGTAAAAGCAGCGGTACCATTAAACAATGGACTGCCTGCTGTAGCTACATTCAAAACAGGTGACGCTGTTTCTTTAATAAACGCGTCTCACCCAACGATTGCAGGTACGTTTAGTAATACCTTATCGACTGCAGCGGACCTTAACGAAACATCATTGGAGCAAGCATTAATTGATATTGCTGCATTCACTGATGAACGTGGTCTTAAAATTGCGGCTAGAGGAATGAAAATGATTATTCCTTCTGCGCTACAATTTACTGCTGAGAGGATCTTAAAGTCTCCTGGTAGAACAGGTACAGCGGATAACGATATCAACGCTCTAAAAAACATGGGAATGATCCCACAAGGTTTTAGAGTTAATCACTATCTTTCAGATACTGATGCTTGGTATATTATCACTGACGTTCCTAACGGAATGAAACATTTCGATAGAGCACCATTGAAAACATCAATGGAAGGCGATTTCGATACTGGCAATGTTAGATACAAAGCTAGGGAAAGATACGTTTTTGGCGCATCTGATCCTAGAGGTATTTATGCATCACCAGGTGCGTAGTAATACACACAAATCTTAACTAAAAAAAGATGGGGCGGCCACAATGTCGCCCCATTTCTATGTTATAATTAAGGAATTAATATGAAAACTTTTCGAATACAGATTCGATATAATGGCTATTCTGCTGACTTTAATGTCACGTGTGAAGACTCTCCTCAAGGTATTGAAAACTCCATCCTTGACAAACTAGGACAAAATGAGGTATTATTTGAAAAAAATGGATTTACCGTTAAAACTGGTAAATGGATAACCTATGAGGAGTGTACAAATGACCCAAGACCTGTATATTACAAAGAAGTCCTTGGAGTTAGAATGGCAACAAGAACACCTGAAAGAGGGCAAGCATAATATCCGAATGATTGAAATTAATAGAAATATCCAGGATATTATTAAAGAGATCGTTGCTAAAGAGTTTGAAGAAGATACTCTTCAAACTAAAATTACAGACACCAAGCCCGAAGTTTCGATAGCCACTTAAGCGCTATCAAAAATCACACATTACTGTAGGGATACCTTGCGCTAAACGCAAATCTGCGTTATAGATTAAGTACTATACAATTATTAATTAGATCTAGACGCGTATAGTCGACGGCCTAGAGACTAGATCTATAAAACTAGGAGGATTATAATCATGGCAACAACTACATTTTCGGGCCCAATAAAAGCGGGAACGATTTCAAACACTACTGGTACTACAGTTGGATCGGATATGAAAAATACCGGCCAAGTTGTAATGGCACAAACACATGCTATTGACTTATCTGGTGGAGCACTTGCAGCATCTGCAACTAATGTTATCATTCCAGCAAATTCACAGTTAATAGATATTGTTTTTGATAGTATAACAGCATCATCTGATGCTACTAATATTAGCATTGGCAAAGTTGGTGGAGGAGCCGCTATATTTGTTAATACGTTCGCTATTGGAACAACTGTGGGACTTAAACGTCCAACTACTCAAGCTGGTGGATCACTAGCATGGGAAGACATTGGAACAAGCGATGTAAGACTTAATGTTACTAACTCAGCGGCTACAACTTCTGGTGAGTGTAGATTTACTATTACATATCAACAAAATAATAACTTAAGTTAGTAAATAAATTGTGAGCTCCTTCGGGAGCTCACAGAAATTAGGAGATAAAAATTATGTCAACTACAAGTGACCAAACAACCGTAACTAAAACTACAGGAGCTGTTTCATTAATAAGAGCAGCTAGAACTAGAGTTACCTCTATTCAAGGTAGAGCAGAAGCAGGTTCTGTTTTACTTTTACATGATAGTGCTACGACTGGTGCAACTGCAGCAGGTAATTTAAAAGCTACTTATAGATGGGAAACAGAAGGAATACAGCTTTTCATTCCTGGTTCCGGTATTG